TAATATGTCTGGTTCTTTAAACTCGTTCTTTTGCTCCATCCTGATTTTTTAACTCAGTTACTTGTTTAGTTAATTCAGCTATCTTTAGATCTTTGGCAACTACCTTATCAAGTAATCTTACTATCTCCTGAGAGTAAGAATTTATTATAATATTTACCTGGTCCTGGCTATACATATTATTGAATTATAGTAATAGTAGTTGATGTGGCTTTTAAATTTTTAGTTTTTAACAAATTCACTTCTGCCTCTAAAATGGCTATCCTCATTAAAGCATTGTTTAGCTGATTTACTATAGCCGTTTGATCTGTAGATGCTCCGTTTTTTATTAACACAGCAGACGTATATGGTTGCAGTGTTATTGAGCCATTAAAAATATTCCCCTTCACATCAATATAACTAAACGGCAGTGGTATTGTTACTGGAACTTGTGTAACATTATACTCAAATCTTATATCATTTACATCTGTAATAGCTATGGGAGTTTTAACTGTATTTGCATCCTGGCTGCTTACCGTTTTCCATGTATCAAGGGAATACCACCTCCATTCAGAGCCTAAGTAAATTCTATTAATACCTTGACCGTTATCTTCATTAGTGTTTATCCCTTGTGGTTCATTTATAGGGCGGCAATAAAAATTACTATCAAGTACCCCCAAGGAAGAAAGGTAGTTGGATGAAAGTCTCATTTTAACTACTAATTGACTTGCTTGTTTAGCAAACCAAATATTACCTGTTTCAGTAAGAGTTGAAATTGCGTTGTTGTCTGTTGCGTGGTCAATCTGCGCTACGATGCTATTAAAAGAAGTGTTCTGTTTTAATGTTACCCCTATTGGGCTTTGCAGCAAAAACCCCGAATAACTGCACGAGCTTACTGAATTACTATCTATTTCCACATTTCTTGCACCGCCGTCTGTATAAATACCCAATGCGCCGCCGTCGTAAGGATTTGTCCAACCATGCCCATAATTATTGCCTACTCCGTTTGTGACGATATTACTTATAACCCTTCTGTTTGTTTTTGTAGTTTCTGCATAAGTATAAATAGCTGAGCCATCTGATTTAATCAAACAAAAACTGTCTATAAAATTCTTTCTTATAAGATTATTGTTGCCTGAAAAGTAAATACCTGTATAGCCGGTCTTAATTATACGATTGCGCTCTATTATAATATCATCTTCTGTTTCTCTGATAGCTATGTAAGTTTTGTCCGCAGAAACGCCCATCCCTGCATTAACGCCTGTATTTAAAATTTCGTTATTTCTTATAGTCCAAAAAGAACCTTCGCCGGCATCTATTGCGTTGTTATTGGTGTATCTTATAATATTATCGTGAATACTGATATTATCTGTTTGGGCATTACCATTGCACCAAATAGCATCTATACCAGAAAATTCTATAACACAGTTTTTAATTTCAAGATTATTAGATGTGGAAATATAGAACGTCTTTGAATTGGAACCTGAAAATTGAATATTATCAAATGTGATATAACTCTTTGAAGTTATAGTTACCAGTGATTCAAGATTAGTTATCTTAACTGAATAGTTTAAAGGATTGACCGCACCAAAGTACATTTTAATTTTTCTGCTTACCGAATCATAAGCCCATTCGCCAAGTTGTGTACAGGCATTTACATGGTTCTGAAAAAAGAAACCATACCCATCTGTAAGCGGCCAGATTGCTGCATCTGTGAACGGAGCAAATGTTACTGTTGTTGAAGTTTGTGCTGTTACTCTTGCCCTATCAATTATCCACGCCTTCTTTCTTGTAACTATCTCTCCCCCCACATAATTTAATGCACTTGAAATCGCATCACTTGTTATTGATGTGCTGCCTGAATGGGACTGATACGTCAAATACCCACCGCCGGAAACTTTAGGCCAGCGTCCCATTGGTTGCAAGGTATCCTGAAACGAAACCATGTTCATTGTGGTTAATGGCGTAACTGCTAAATTGCTGGTATAAGTTCCATCTCCATTACTTGTCCATAACGCAACAGCAGTAAATCCAGTTATAATTGGCTTCGCCCCTGTTCCATAAGCACCTATTATCATAGGTAACGCCGACGTTCCTGACCTTGATATAACAAGAGAACCAAAAAACGTTTCACCTCTCTTAAACAAAATAGAATCACCGGGAACCATAAGAGAAAAATAACTATTTACTTTTGTTATTGTTTTCCACGCTGTCGCAGGGGTTGTCCCAGCAGACCCATCACAACCACTTGACGAAACATAATAGTTTATAGCCCCAGCATTGAGGCAAAAAATAATAGGTAATATTTTAATAAGCCGCAACATATGGTCTGATGTTTGATTTTGTAATTCCTGAAAGTAATTGTGTCGCTGGTAAATCCGTATTGCCTGTCGTTACCCCGCTATGCATATCCCCTGTAGTAAAATCCATACCACTAGTAGCCACTGTACTCATGTTTTCAAATTTTAGAATCTCTGGTATTGTCGTTTCACCTGTTGGATTGTGTAAATAAGCTATATAATATAATCCCCTTGTTGCTGCATACGTCCCTGAAAATGGTTCATCGTGCATTATATCTGTAGTCCCTTTGAAAAGGTTTGCGTTGTTATTGGACTGTGCTACCCTTGTTAAAGTAGTTCCATCGGAAGTATATAACCCAACCTTAGACATAGTATTACCAGAAGAAACACAGGCAACCATTAGCCAGAATTTTATTCCCGTTAAAGTGGCATCTGTTGGAAGAAACGCCGCTAACCATCTTATATCACCATCGGCCAATAACAAGTTCGCAGTAGAGCTGTTCATCTGCGAAAATGTAGTGCCTATTAGTTCGGCTTTAATGGCTGAACTCATTGCCTGGAATCCGGTAACGTGATTATCCTTTATTCCTGCTGTGACTATGCCAGTAAAGATGTGTTCATCTGCTGTATAGTCTATTGTTGACGTTGTGGTATCGGTTAGCAATTCAATAGTTGCTGCTTTTGCGCCTCCATTAAAGAACACTGAAATATCCGCTTCTGCAATTAGGTTAGTTGTTACCGCCTGGAATACGGCACTATTATCGCTACCTGTTGTATTATACGCTTGTAATGTTGCAGATTCTGCATTTGCCGTTGGGTCTAATGATAAAAATGAATTTACCCCTTGATTAAAACTTATACTATTCCCATTAAGTGCAACTGCTCTATCCCCGGTTAAAGTACCATCGTTTCCGTAAAAACTATCCCCTGCACTGCCACCTTCTACCCAATCTGCCGCAACACCGACATCAGTGTTTCTTACATATAAAGTAGCAGTAAGCGAATCGACATAAATTCTTCCTATTGGGAAAATTGCAAGGTTAGTACTTAGCCCATCCCCATCTGTGGGTGCACCATCACCCTGAACTGAAATCGTTTGTCTGAAATTCTGTGCCATGCTCTCAATTAACCGTTGTAAACTTTAAATGATGTAGCCTCCTGGTATTTGGTAAACTCAAACTCCGGGACCCTTAATAGCTTCATGATCCCATTCTCTAACCTTGTCAAACCAGTTTCATCCGTGTTCACTAAACTTGCCTGTTCATAAATGTCATAGTTCCAAAACCCCGGATGATAGCCTGAAAAAATTGTCGATGTGTCGATCTCAAATTGATTGTACCTGTCCTGAAAATCGCTTTGGTCAGCAAGCATATTGTATAGAACTTTTACCTCGTCCCGGGTCTCAATATGCGTAAACACGAATAAGAACGACCCGGCATCCAGCGTTCTGAACTCATTTAGAGTCACTACCATTAAATCCGTATTTCCGGGAGTGAGTAGAATCATTCTAAGTCTATATGGCCTTTTGGCTCATTTGTCCGAAAAACGAAAGGGTCCCAAAAGAGACCCCTGTATATTAACTACTGCCAAAACCTACTTACGTTACCTACTTACGTTACTTACTTACGTTACCTGCTTACGGAATTATTAACGTCGATATTACTGCTGAGTCAACCTCTTGCGCCGGCGAAGGTTCCGCCCCTGTAAAGGTCAGATCATAACCATTCTTATCGCCTGTGGCCTTTCCTGTGCTGATCTTTCCTGTGTTCAATTCAAGGCCATTTGTTTCGCCATAGTACCAGTATTTTCCTTGACGGTCTTCAACTACTGCAACCACTAAAGCACTCCCTAAAAGCTTAACTTCGTTTCTCAGAGAAGCCTGCATTTTCCTGAGTGCGATATTAACGGTCTGAGCGTAGAATATAGTACCATTTATTGAATCACCTGTGATGTCCTCAAATGCTTCTGCTGTGTCCCGATATTGCTCATATTTATAGAACCTTCCGTTATTTGCTTTGCTGATCGCTGTAATTATTCCCGAGGCAGCCGTTACTCCTGAAACGTTTGAATAGTTGCCTAACCAAACGTTCTTTGCGCCCCCGGTTCCATCCCGACAATCTAAAGTATATCCTTGCGTTAAAGCACAAGCCATTGTAAATTATTAAGTGTTACTGTTATACGTTACTGTATTCTACTATTTCTGAAGGGAACGCAATCTGCCAACCCCTCTTGAACCGGAATGAATATTTAACCGTTTCCCCATCGGAACCATCAACCCACATTTTTGCTTGCTCATGTTCATTCTCGAGATCCACACCGAGGTAAAGATTTCTGTCTGGGTCAAGAGCGAAAATGAACGGATTATCACCAGAAGAAGAACCAAGCCCATCTAAACCGTGAACCGGGACTATTGTATGTACAGAACCTTCTGCACTCAATCCTTTTTGATCTCCTTGTCCAGTTACGTGGAACAAGTTATCCGCAAATATTTTTTGTCTGTACAATTCGGCTATGTCGTAACCCATGAAGATTTTCACATTCGGATTTCCAACCATAACCGCTTTAGTCCCGATTGCTGCAACAATATTTCCTACAATCGTCCTGACATTGGAAGTCGTAACAGGACCAGCCACCGCAGTAGCTGCTGTTACAGTAGCCGCTTTGATGATCTTAATTAATCCATCGTATTTGTTAAGGAATGAACTTAC